GCGAGAGGAGAGCCCCGCCCCCCGGGGGGGGGGGGGGGCCCCTTTCCATGTTCTCAGGCGATCTTGCGGATCACCAGATCATGCACGTACAGGACCGGAATCGGGGCGTCCAACCAGACGCCCCACACATAGCCGAGCTTGTCGTCCACCTTCTCGGGCTCGATCTCCAGGGACAGTTCCAGGTGATCTCCCTTGCGGACAGTCAGGTCGGCGATCTTCGACCCCTGATCGACCTGGGCGGGATGCCCCTCCTCTTGATAGCGGCGGGCGGTCCACAGATTCACCTGCGCCTCCTCCTCACCGAAGTTCCCGCCAGGGAAGGAGTAGCGCATCGTCAGCAGCCACTTCCCGTCTGAGGGCTTCAGCTGGTCCAGGCCCGGCACGAGGGCGGGGTGCTGGAAGTCCAGGCGCACGCCGTCGCCGGTCTCGGCGGCACTGATCTTCGGCCACTCACCGATCGGTGGGAACAGGTCGTCAGCGTTCGAGATGGCGCGCTCCGAGCGCACAATGACCGTGCCGAGAGGGGTGTCGGCCGGGACAGCCTGATCCTTGTCGAGGCGCAGCACGCGCGGGAACACGGCCAGGTTCTTGGCCAGCGCCTGAGTCAGCTCCTCGGCGTGCTGGGCGATGCGCTTCGTGGCCTCGCCGTCGGCCTTCGTCTGCTCAGCGGCCGAGCGGGTGGCCCGGATGGAGTCACCCATGGCGGACACCTGACCCTTAGTGGCGTATGCCTCGTCTGCGGCAGCCTTCGTCAGCGCGGCGCCTGCGGCAGCCTTGGCCTCATCCGCCACGGCCCGGGCGGCTCGAATCGAGTCGCCCATGGCGGCCGTCTGAGTCTTCGCCGTGTACGTGGCGTCAGCGGCCTCCTTCGTGAGCGCCTTGCCGGCCAACGCCTTGGCGCCGTCGGCCGCGGCCTGGGCGGCGGTGGCGACGGACGACAGCGCCTCCACCTGAGCGCGGGGCGCGTAGAGCGAGTCGGCGGCCTCGCGGGTTACGTACTTCGTCAGGTCCACGGCCGGGGCCGCCGGCTGGCCGCCGTCGTTGATCTTCACCCCCGACGTGCCGATGTTGATAGTCACCTGCGACGGCAGGCACTGGCTCGACTTCTCTTCCGACATGCGTCTCCTTACGCCTGGAACTCGATACTTGCGGGCACTTCCTTGGCACCGTCCCACACAGTCACTGCGACCGGCACCTCCTTGGCGCCGTCCCACACCGTAACGGGGTTGGGCTTGGCGGGAGTCTCGTACACCTTGAGGGACGAGATCGCAGCCTCTCCCGATCCGGCAGGGACGGCGATCGACGGCAGCCACCGGGGAGCCGTACTGGCCGGCAGCTCGACGTCGGCCAGCACCTTCGTCTGATCGGCCGGGAGCGTGACGGTAGTGATGAGGTAGGGCCCATCGAGCTTGACCTTGCGGTCGTTGAACCAGTTCACACGCAGGTCGATACGGGCCTCGGAGGTGTCCCGGTAGTCGATCTCGAAGGTGAACCTGCGAGACCCAGCAGGCATCGCGGAGCCGTCGTAGGGGGTGGTGGAGGCCCCCGCGGGAAGCGTCGCCCCCGCCCCCTGCTGAGAGCCTCGGCTACGCCACCACGATCCGAGCGGTGGGAAGATGCTGTCTGCCACTATGAGTCCTTCCTGACGATGATCGTCCCTGCGGGCGTGCCTGCCGGTACCGCCTCGCGCTTGCCGAGCGAGAGGACCTTGGGGCGAGTCCTGAGCTCATCCACCTCGAGCTTCAGCGGAAGGTAGCCCTTCAGCCACGGGACCACGAGGTCGAGGATGTGCTGCGACGGCGGGTTGGCGTAGGGGTTGCCGACAGGCTCCCACTGGCCGCCCCGCTGCGGGTCCTCGCGCAGCTGCCCGTCCGTGATGTACAGGTGCGCGATGCCGAGCTTGTCGGCCTTGTCGAACACACTCTTGTAGTTCTCTGAGGTGACGCCGTGGACGACGGCCCACCAGCGGGTGGAGGGGTACGCCTTCATGTGGTCAGGGAGGATCGGGGTCCCGGGGTCCTCGACCAGGAATGCGGCGGCGTCCTTCTCGAACATCATGCACACGTCGAAGTCGAGCCTGCACATGTCCTCGGAGATGTTGGAGCCCGAGTTGATGACGATGAGGAAGTCCTTGCCGTAGGCGGTGCGGATGCGGTCGATGAGGCGCTTGTAGGCGGGCACCCGGCCGGCCTGAGCGCCCCACCCGTTGATCGTCTCGTCCAGGAACACGCCTTGGCAGACGTCGCCGTACTGCGACTTGGCCTTGGCGACCTGACCGAAGATGTAGTCCTCGGTGTACTTGTCCACGTCGGGGATGTTGTTGCGGCCGGGGTCACCCTTCGGCAGGGTGGCCGCGAGGTACTGGGTCTTCACATAGAACACGGCACGCTTGGCGCCGGCGGCCAGGGCCAGCGTCGCCTGAGTGTCGAAGTCCTTGTCGTAGGTGTCCCAGTTGCCGCTGTTGCGGTTCAGGATGACGATGCCGAGGGAGCCCGCGAACTTAAGAATCTGGCCCCACTTCGAGACGTTGGGAGACTTCTGGTAGTAGTCGGGCCAGAAGTAGGTGACGGGGGAGTAGTAGCGCTCGCCGGGCTTGAACGGGGAGACGTTCTTCGCCATCGCGTCAACGCGCAGGGTCAGGGCGTTCACGTCAGTGAGGCCGGCCTTCTGCCCCAGCTCCCGGCCGAGATTCTCCTGCTGCACGAATGTGCTGTAGGCGTCGTCCCGAGTGAGGTAGGAGGACAGGTCCACGTTCCCGCCGGCCTGCGCCTTGGCGAGGTCGGCCTTGGAAGCGTAGCGGCCGTCGGCGTCTGCGGTCTTCAGGTACGGCGCGAGGTCCGGAGCCGGCGGGACCGTGGGGATCGCCGAGCGGACGGTGGACAGCTCGGCCTTAGTGGCGTAGGTGGTAGCGGCATCGGCCTTGGGGAGGGCGGCGTCTGCCAGCGCTCGGGCGGCGCGGATGCTCTCCCCCATCCCTGCCGTCTGCGCCTTGGTGGCGTAGGTGGACTCTGCCGCCGCCGCGGTGAGGTAGCCCGACAGGTCCGCCTTGGCGGCGTACTTGGATGCGGCCTCCGTCTTGGAGAGGGCGCCGTCGGCCGTCTGACGGGCCGCGGAGACCTCCGCCTTGGTGGCGTACGTGGAGGCCGCTGCCGATGGCGTGAGGGCCGCCTCAGCGGTCTTCTTGACGGCGTCGATGCGGGTCCCTAGGGAGGAGTCCGCCGAGGAGACCTCGCTCTTCGTCGCGTAGGTGGAGGAGGCGGTAGTTGACGGCAGCGCGGCGTCGGCGGCGGCCTTGACCTGATCGATGCGGGCTCCGAGGGCTGAGTCAGCCTGCCGCATCTCGGCCTTGGTGGCCAGTCCCGACAGGTCCGGGGCGTTCTGGTTTCCTCCGAGCTGGGCCTGGGCGAGCTGCGCCTTCGTGGCGTAGGTGCTCTCGGCATCGGAGGCGGTCAGGTAGCCCGACAGGGACTCCTTAGTGACGTAGGTGCTGGCGACGGCGGCCGAGGTGGCGTAGGGGGACAGCTCGGACTTCGTCGCGTAGCCGGCCAGCTCGGCCTTCGTGGCCGCGGCGGTAGCGACTCCGGAGACGCTGTCGATGCGCTGACCCAGCGAGGTGTCGGCGGCCTGCATCTCGACCTTGGTCGCGTAGCCTGACAGGTCCGGGGCCGCCGGGACCTGGGGGATGGACTGCCTGACGGACTCCACCTCGGCCTTCGTGGCGTAGGTGGAGGCTGCCGTGGTCGAGGGGATGGCCGCCTCGGCTACGGCCTTGACGGCTTCGAGCCGAGTCCCGAGGGCGGCGTCGCCCTGAGTGCTCTCGTCCTTGGTAGCCAGGGAGGCCGCCTCGGCCTTCGTCAGGAACCTCTGATCCGCGCCTTCGCGGCTGTACCACGTGAGATCGTCCATAGCCGTCTACCTCCAGGTGAGGACTCCATTGCCTAGGTCTATGATTTCAGACCTATTGATAGCCTCAAGGATACCGGGCTGTCCCGCATTGCGGACACCGCGGGCGTCGGGGTCCGGTGACGGGCTAGGCGGCTGGGGAGGGTTGGGCGGCTGCGGTTGGGGCTGAGGGGGCCGCGGTGCCGGGCCGGGCGGAATCGGCGCGGGGATGGCCGTGAGAAGGTCCGCGATGTTGAGCGTCTCACCATCGGCCAGGGTTCGAGTCGTGTGGATGTGGGCGCCCAGGTCCCCGGGGATATTGAGATCTATCTCATAGTTTCCCGCGGCGACGGACGCCTCGCGGCCCGTCTGACCTACCAGATATCCGTCAGTGTCGATCCGAAACGACGCCCGACCGGCGACGATGTCACGGGCCGGGAGCGGGGCGCCGAGGCTGGCGGGGGTGAGGGTGAGCCGGCCCAGGCGCCCCAGGCCGTCAGGCCCTACGACGCGGCCGGTGATCGTGGCGGTGGGGGAGGTCATCGGGGCTCCTGCCGTAACGGATTGGTATCAGTCTTTACCCTATCAATCCGATCATGCAATGACTGGACCTCCGTGTACAGGTGGGACCTGTCAGTGCGGGCGTCATTGCGGACCCCCTCAATCTGGTCCTCGATCCGGGCCATGCGGGCGACATGCTGTCGGTCCGACTCCCGCAGGTCGTCTACCGAGGAGGTCAGACGAGCCAGGCCGTCCAGGACCTGCCCGAACTTGGCGTCGAGGTCGTCCCGCAGGTTCGAGTCGTGGTTGTTGTGCACGCCCTCCGAGGCCGACTCCGCGGCGTTCGCAGCCCTCACTACGTGGGCGCTCATACGGGTCATCCTCTCCTCTAGACGTTCCTGCTGGCGGTTGATCGTGATCTTCAGCCAGGTGATGAGTGCGACCAGCAGGGCCGTCCCCGCCGCGATGACATCCGGCGAGGTCAGCACTGCGACGATCGGTGACGGGGACGACTCTGCGGCGAGCATGGCTACCTCAGCCCGCCAAACCAGTCTGGCCGGAGGCGTGGCGCGGGGTGTAGGCGTCCAGCTCGGAGGCGGCCACGGCGCGGTCGGTCTCCTCAGGAAGGGAGAACGACTTCAGGACCGAGGCGATGGTGGCGGCGCCGGCGATGCCCAGAGCGCCCTTCCAGTCCAGCCCGAAGATCGAGGTGCCGACGCCGAAGGCGCCGACGAGGGACTGCGAGAAGGTGGAGATGGCCCGCTCAGCGAGGCCCTCCCAGAACGTGGCGGTGGCGTACTTCACATGTGCTCCTTCATAGGTAAGGGCGGGGACCCGTCTGAGTCCCC